ATTTGGGAAGTCCTGACCAGAGACCTCCAAAGTTCCGCATCACTGCGGGACTTCGACCCAGGACACGACCATATACTAGCAGCTAAAGCAAGGCTGCAGTATACTATCGACTGGAGCGGAAACACGGTAGCATTACCTTGCGGCGCATACTTGCGCAACCGGGCAAAAATCTTCGTGTACCGATCGTCCACGATATATTGTGAACGAGACGCCGCGAGAGCCTCAAGAAGGCGAGGTGCCTTCCTGAAAACTCTCTCAACGGTCCAAGTCGATAACCTGTCAGAAGCATTACTAAGATCGACGGTTGCTATACCGGGATCCATCGATGCTCTGACTGCCAAGTCACGACTAAGTGACTGATCTGATATTGCGATCGATGATTGCAATACCCTAGACTCAATTTGCTTCCGGATGAACTTTCGTAGTCCACCCTGAATGAATTGATTGGCGGTCGGTTCGGACGCTATCAAGCGTGGCTTTTCCTGTGTTTTATTAACAGGTATTAGCCGAGCAGGTAACGCTCGCAGGTCTCCTGTAACTCCAGTGTCATACCAAGATCCGTATTCAAAAGTGCGGACATTGGCAGACGCGTGGTAGTCACGAGGAAAAACTCTTTCGAGTTGCTGAGACCAAGTTGGAAAGACATACTTGTCCATTCCGCATTTTGAATCAGCCACTGCTCCAGGTCCATGGTTCCCAACGACGGAGTCAGGATTGAACTCGTGGAATCTCCGCACGATCTGATCACAAACTCTTTGTGTGAGTCGGACCAAACTACGCGGACATTCTTCTTTGGCTCCAAATAGATCTGGAGTTGACGAGTCCAGTACTGAAGCGTCTTCGAGATGGGCTCGTGGGTTAGAACACCCAATCCCATCCCAAAACTCAGTAGTAGGCCGCAAGCTGCGGTCCAAACTGAAAAACGCCTTGCACTCATGGTAGATTTTCTCCTCTGAACAAGGTACTTGTACCTTCTTATAGAGGAGGAGAACCTGTCTTAACGCCTTCACGGCGCCAGCGTCAGGCTCACTCTGCCAGAGTCGACCATCGTGGTTGAACACCTTCTTGAAGGTGCTGTTCATGAATTCAGGAAGGCCATCTCGGGTTTTACCCAAGATCGCTAACTCCCTGACATCCAGGACACCTCGCGATAGCGCATAGTCGAGAGATTTTGCGCACTTTGGGAAGTCGATGAAGATCGACCTCTCGCCGCGTGTTTCAACCAGAGACAGAATGCGATTAAGATCTCGCTCTGACTCATAGGGGTCAACCTGCCCCCATACGATTAAGTCCTTGAAAAGACTGACGTATGAGAGGTAGATATTGACACTGATCCTTTTCATGACTAGCTCTTTCTGATGTTTGAGGTAGTTAATGATCAGGCGCAGCACCATACATCATATGCACTCTCTACAGGAAGTAAGTACTTCCGTATCAATAGCCCAAGATAAAGGGCTAAGTGCGCACTAAAAGGCTTACGACTCTCTCGCGAGAATCAGAGCCTTGTTCGTGCCGACCCACGTGGCCAGAGCTTGGGTAAAGTAACCCAAGGTGGTCGTATCCTGCTTCCCTATGGAAGCTTCCAGGACAGTCCAGGTGGACTGCTTCCGGAGGACAGTACCGAGCGTAGCGTCGTATGTAACGACGTCAAGTCGGACCAGGTGCGACTCCTTTCCAGTGCCGCGAACGGTTGGAAAAGTGTGCTTGATATTCAACAGATAGTCATCATTCCCGTCCTCCAGGAAATAGGTGGACGAGTTAGGTTCAGAGTCGTTTTGACGGCTAAGAACCTTGTTGACTGAGTTGACAGAGAGTGTAATGGTGGTGCCGAGCATGTGCTTGCTTTCAATGTTAACCCCGGGAAACTATTCCCCGGAGCAAGTATGTGTATCCTCAGCGGATGCGGAGGATGGCTAATGATGAGAGAATGGACACCTGGGAAAATGTTAAATAAGGCATTCTCCAGGTCGGAAGTCCAAACAGGATGGGATTACGGCGTATTTTAACCGTAGCCTTCCCATTGGGATTCTGCGGAGTGATTGTGAAACCACTTAGCGGATTTGGAAAGTACATCGTCATGTAGTAGGTCGTGCTGTACATCAAGTTCAGCGCTTCCCACTGCCATTTCAACCCTCCCCTATAGGCGGCCAGAAGGTCACCTGTAGTGGAGAACCAATCAATGAGCCACGACCATGGAACTAAC